GGGCTAATCCACAATCGAGCTAACAATACAGCCACTGTAATAATCCTAGATTAAGAAAGCCTTAGGCCAGTTACGGTGGTGAATGGATTTATACCGATGCAGGGGATTGTCCGCCAGCTTAGTGGGGTATCAGAGTCAATAATGTTGGTGAAAAATAGGTTTTTTTTACTTTTTAGGTGAAGAACGCAAATTCTAGACAAGAAAAAAACCGATACTCTAACAAGTCCATATAAAACAATAATATATAATGTAAACAAAGAGTTGATTGTTTAGTAAGGGTTAGCAAGGACTAGGGAAGATCAACTTGCGCCGCCACTTTGTCGCCAGTGTTCATGGTAGCCAGCGGATTGAATAATACGGCGGTCTCAAGGTGTTCCGGTGCCAGGTGAGCATAGCGCATGGTCATTTGAATATCACTGTGACCGAGGATGCGTTGCAGTACCAGAATGTTACCACCGGACATCATAAAGTGTGCGGCGAAAGTATGGCGCAGAACGTGAGTTAATTGGCCTTTGGGTAACTTAATATCGGTGGAGTTAATCGCCGCCATGAAACGAAAATAGCATTCACTGAAAAGTTGGTCGCCTTTAATTTTTACAAGTTCGTCGTGCAGTGCTTTGCTGATCGGTACGCTGCGGTTCTTTTTGCCTTTGGTTCTGACAAAGGTAATTTTATGTGGGCTGATTTGCGAACGAGTCAATTTCTCCGCTTCATTCCATCGTGCGCCGGTGCTTAGGCAAACTTTGACCACCATCGGCAAATCATTACGGCCTAAACTACAGGCGGCTAATAGGGTTTCGATTTGCTCATGAGTCAACCAGGCCTTTCCTTTTCAGCAATTGCGTACTTGCGCATATTGTCTAATGGGTTCGGTAGGTTCCATTCTCCTAGTTTTGCCAGCTCATTAAACATCGCATTCAAATAACTTTGTTCCTGATTCACCGTCACCGGCTGCGCGCCTTTTTTCCATTTTTCGGAATAGTAGATATCCCCGGACAGGCGTTTAGAACGATAGTGGGCAAAATCTTTCGCGTTAAAACTATGAGCGGCGGGATCACCTAGGGCATCAACAATAAGATCCAGCTTTTTATACACCTTATCGCCAGCGGCCAGCGAACGACCGTGGAGGTTATACCAAAGCTTAGCCAGTTCACCGAGAGTGCGGCGATCGGGTGCTTCCCCTAACCACGGCTTGTTGTTTACCTGTTCCATAGTGAAGCGTTCAAATGCCAGTGCTTCACCTTTGGTCGCAAACATTTTTCTAACCCGGCGACCTGTGCGGCCTGCCGGGTAGCACTCACATAGCCATTGACCTGTTGGTTGCTTGCGTACTGACATTGAGAACTCCCTTGAAAGATAAGGGAGTATTTAACTGTATGAATGAACAGTGGTCAATGTGTTTTTTTTATAAAATAAACATTTGATAATAAATTTATCTGTCAATCTATTGGATCACAGATATTACGACAGGGGTTATTAAGTGTATAGAAATCACAATAATTATCTGATAAGGAGAGTATCTTTATAATTACTCTGTTGCACATGACTCTTAGAACTTTATTTTCTCTTATCAGTGAGATGTAATCTGCATTAGGCGTTTTATTGCCATGTGCGGCATCATGTCTACGTTTATATGAATTCTTTTCAATCTCTCCTAAATTAATCCCTATAACTTCAAAAAATCTCTTTGTTTGTATGTCTTGTGGCGTGTTATTTAAATTGCTTATTTTGTTTCTCAAAATAGATAATGCACTTTCATCTATTTCATTTATGTTTTCTATAGCATTATCCAATGATAAACTTATTTCTTTCCACTTCTCGCTAGTAACTAGTTTAGTTGAAAATGAAGATTTGTGCTTTTTAATATAGGCTTTCTGTGTAAATTCTAAGACAGCACCAAAACAAACTGCCTGTAAATGGATTGGGGCAATGATTGCATGGAAATAAAGCCATAAGATATGAGGGATTTCATTTTGTTCATATTTAAAAATAAAATTAGAGATGAAGTTTTCAATTGTTTTTTTGTCGATTAACAAATATATAGCATTACTTTCGGCAAGTGAACAAGGGGGTAGTTTGGGTTCTTTAAAAAAAAGTCCATTCATTGTGTTTGGTGTAATGGCTTCTTTTGATATTATTTTATGTTCAATATCTAAAATAATATTACCTATATATATTATTTTACTGCCAACCATAAAAGAAAGGGCATCTATAAATTTCGAGCGGAATTCATCGCTTGCTTTTCCTTTGTAAAGGATAAATCCAGGGCTAAAAGTATTATCAATATTACAGTCTAATGCTTTCCCAAAGTAAATATCTATTCCCTCAATTGTTATGTGGCAGCAACTCATCGAACTTCCACAACTAGTAGTATTAGATAAGAAAGTTAATGGTTCTTGAGAGCCTATTTTATTAATTAGTTCTTCATTGGTAAGTGTTTCTATGCTTTCTGGCCAAGGATAAGAGCCAAGTCCAATATTTAGAACCCACTCTATGAAAAATTCTGGCTCTAATGATGGATTAACTAATGCTTTAAGTTTATCTACTTTTAGTTGGGTAGTGATTTTACGGCTTCCATCATCAACTTGTTTAGCATTTAAATTTACAATCGTCAAACCAGATAAACTAAGCTCTTGACCATCTATATTTTTGAAATTAGCTGTAGTATTATTATATTCAACAGTCCCTAATGGTTTTTTTGTTTGTTGATATTGATGTATATCATAGTCACTATATAAACAATTCATGGTGAGTTCATAACTATCATTTCTTTTTATTTCATATGAAATGATGTTTTTATGAATGATATCACTACATGTGAGATTTTTAAAATTCTTGCCAAAATCGTCTATATATTCCCATTGGAAGTATTTCATTTTTACTCCAAAATAAAAGTAAGATGTTATTTATTTACTATCTCTAAAGTTATTTTATATAGAAAACTGATATCACTCTCTAGACAATCGAAAGAAATATTTCCACCCTCAACTTTTATTTTCCCTCCGGGAATGCGAGCTATTTCACGAGTACTAACTTTACCCTCTATATCAACAACCCACTTGCCATCCTGTACCTCATCGAACTTGCGATCAGCAATATAGGTGACATCACCATCAAGGATAACAACTGGGTCTTTCAGTCCATCAGGCAAGAACGCCTTATCGAACATATAGAAATTCGAGTCGTAGAGTTTTCCATCTAATAATTTTTTGCGTGGAATTTGCACGATATCTGTCTGTTGGGCGCTTTCAAACATCACACCTTCACCCGTTGTTAACCAACGCAGCGATGCACCAGTCTCTAAAGCACACTGAATAACCCAATCAGATGGGAATGAATCACGCATATAACGCGTCGCAAGCGTACTTTTCGACACATTCAATTGATCGCAAAGTGCCTGACGGGTTGTAAAACCATAGGCTTCAACCATGCGCTCAATAGCGCCGCGGCCACCTTTATTTAAATCCATAAGATTTCACCGTGTGAACTTTTTTTATTGATGTTCGTTTATTGTGATCTTATAGTTCTCATGATTTCAAAATGTGAACTACTACTATTCGTCACTAATAAGCACTGATAAAAGAGGGATGTTGCACTATGAGACCTAACATTTCAATCACTCTTCTGACCCCCCATGTCACAGTAGAGAAATATAGTGAATTAACGGGGTTAGATTCAGACACCATCAGAGCAATGTTGGCTGATGGCCGTTTGATTCGCCATCGTCTGCGTAAAGATATGAAACGTGAAAAAGTCATGATCAACATGGCCGCTTTGACCGTAGATGCACTCTCGAACTGTGATGTTGCAATCGCCTAGTTCGATATTGCGTTACCGAGAGGGGTATCGACCATGTTTGATTTCGAAATTTCTAAACACCCGCGTTTTGATTCCTCGTGCCGGGCTTTTGCCCTTAATAACAATTTAGCCAGCGTTGCAGAGCAAATTGGTATGAGGCCGCAGATGCTACGCAACAAGCTCAACCCCGAACAGCCGCACCAACTGAGTTGCATAGAGTTGTTGGCGTTAACAGACGTCACCGAAGATCCAACCCTGTTAGATGGTTTGCTGGCTCAACTGCAATGCTTGCCCGCTGTGCCAGTGAATGAAGCCAATCCCGGCAACTTGCCGCTGCATACCCTAAGCGCTACGGCTGCTATCGGCGTGATTGCTGGTGAAACCGTTACGCCTGGTCCTATGACGCAATCCCGTAGAAACGCCATTCTTGACCGTGCGAATCAGGCCATTCGTGACCTGTCGCTGATTGTTGTATCGGTTGAAGCGCGTTTCCAATCCACGCCAGCACTGGCCGCCGCCGTTGACATGATCAGCGCCTGCGGTTTGGTGCCCGGCTTGAACTGAGGAATAGATGAAAATTTTCGCTAGATATCTGAAACAACAATCACCCAGCCCGCAATTAGGCAGTTATGGCCACGGCTGGATTGAATTACCCAACGGTCAACGCTGGCAGCCATGTACCAGCCGAGTGGTGTTTCTAGGGGCGTTACGTAAACCCGTATTGAAAAACAAGCGTCGCCCGTGGTGGTTCCGTTTAATGGGATTGAAAAGGGGGCGCTATGTCGGGCAATAACAATAAATGGTTGGCGATCATTCGTCACAAAGTGACCGGTAGCCACAGTAAGGTGCGTTTGATATGGGAGCGTCTACCGGCAGAGCATCGGGGGCTTTGATCTTACCCACGAACAATGGACACATGGCTAGCGAGGTTCTGTTTTTCAAATTGTTCCGGGCTAAGACCACCACAGGCACTGTGGCGACGCCAGCGATTGTAATCGCACTCGATATAATTAAACACAGTCGTTCGCATCATTTCCCGACTGGCAAAGTGCTCGCCGTGGATACATTCCACTTTCAGTGAGTGGAAGAAGCTTTCCGCACAGGCATTGTCGTAACAACAGCCTTTGGCGCTCATACTGCCACGCAGATTATGGCGTTTCAGTAAGGTCTGATAATCCACCGAACAGTACTGGCCGCCTCTGTCTGTATGAACAATGACATTTTCCGGGCGTTTACGCCGCCACAACGCCATTTGCAGCGCATCGCAGGCCAGTTGTGCCGTCATCCGCGAAGACATCGACCAGCCGATGACGGCCCGCGACCACAGGTCAATCACCACCGCCAGATAAAGCCAACCTTCGTCTGTACGTAAGTAGGTAATGTCACCCGACCATTTCTGATTTGGCCCACAGGCGGTAAAGTCCTGCTTCAACAGGTTTTCCGACACCGGCAGGCCATGTTCACGGTAACTGACTGGCCTGAACCGGCGTGAGGCCTTTGCGCGCAGCCCCTGACGCCTCAGGCTGGCTGCAATGGTTTTGACGTTGTACGCCGGAAGCTCATCAGCAAGACGCGGCGCACCATAGCGCTGTTTGGCGTCATTGAATGCCTGTCGAACGGCATCATCGCAGACAAGACGGAACTGCTGACGCGGGGTTATCTGATGACGACGCAGACGCCAGGCATACCAGCCACTGCGGGCGACACGGAGCACTCTGCACATGGCTTTGATGCTGAAATCAGCCTGATGTTTTTCGATAAAGACATACTTCATTTCAGGCGCTTCGCAAAGTATGTCGCGGCCTTTTGGAGAATAGCCAACTCTTCCTCCCGTTCTGCCAACTGACGTTTGAGCCGGGCATTTTCGGCAGCCAGTTCGCTTTCACGCTCGGATGATGTCAGTTGCTGTTGTTGTTTGCTTCGCCAGGTATAAAGTTGCGATTCGTAGAGACCGAGTTCGCGCGCGGCTGCGGCCACGCCAATACGTTGAGCGAGCTTAAGCGCTTCGTCCCGAAAGGCAGGCGTGTGTTGTTTGCGGGGCTTGTTTTTCGTTGCTGATGGTTTAGTCAT